ACCACCCCCACCCACAGCCACACCCTCATTCCTTATGTACGCGACCAACTACGCAACCCCCATCACGGTAGTTAAGAATGAAAATGAGAATCAGTCTCAAAATCTGGTGGCACGAATTTTGCAAGCTCCGAACATGTCAAAAGATTAGGCACCCCCAACCACCCCCGCCAAGTGGGGTCGAAGGGGCGCGAGGGAGGGAATATCCGCCCACACTGGGGAGCCCTAAATTGGAGCAGCTTGGCCCCGACTTGGTATCAACCGCATCCTGAGTGCGCCAGTTTATAACCTGCCCCTTTCTGAACCAGCCAATTCAGATTCTAACCTGGCCTACTGGTTAGCATAAACCTATTTGTTGAAACTTGCCCTTAAAGCAAAGAGCATAAAATGCTACAAACGACCAAGATTCCCAATTTGGGCAACTTCGCACCCAATCCTGACTTGACTTGCTCCCAGGAACTTGCTACAACTTAAATAGGCTCAGATAGCTTTCCCAACCGGAAAGTGCGTACGGCCTACGGCAGGTGTTGACATGTGACGGGTAAAATACCTAAGCATTCAGCCTAGCATCCCCCCCTGGAAAGCCCACTTGATTAATCAAGCTTGGGCTGTTCCTATTTGAGAGTTGCAAATTTGGCCGCTGAGTGACCGATTGTGTAACTTTTAGCGCAACATTATACAGCTTGTGTAAATTGTCGGTAAGCTAAATGAGAACAATTCTCAATTGGCCCCAGAAGCAACTTGGCGGCCCACCTAGAGAATCCAGTTTTCACTTGACATGATTGCCCCATCGGCCCTAGCTTAGCTATATAGCTTAGTGACCGCAGCCGCTTGGCCCCCATCGCAAAGCCACTTAGACCTAGGTAGCTTTACCTAGAGCATGTTAATACTTGCCGTTCAGCAAGGCGTGCGAGCCTTCCGGCGGTCGCTTAGCTATATAGGGGTAAGCGACTAAAGGCTTGACAACTCGTAGCACATTGGGTACGGTGGTAGAAGGAGTTTTGAATATGAAGCCTATCGACAGTCCAGCTAACCCCGTTCGCCACCGTTACATGGCCGACCGCCTGCTTGCGCTTCTTTTATATAAGCCAGTAGACAAGGAAGCCGGCATCGAACGCCTGCCCGATGGCAGCGTCCTACTTCGAATGGGCCCCCTCGCTAGACTCCTCAAACTCAATTCCTCCAAGCTTTACGACCAACTCCTCTTCCTCCATTCCATGGGCTACCTGGATACCTTTGATATCAAGTACGCCTGGGGTAAGGTTCGCGTCCGGCCCTCCAAGCCTTTATGCAGCTGGACCGAGTCTGGGGAATCCAAATGACCAATCTTAGGAAAAGCGTCCTGCCCGCCATCTCCGCGCCCGGCGCTTCCAGCTCGGAGCCGGAGTCCCAGGACCAGAACCCGTCACCCGAGGCATCCTCCGCTATTCCTGTCCAGGCTTCTGGCGTGGGGATTGCCGAGGGTGGCGTATTCCGTCCCACAGAAGCACAATCAAGGGTAAGGGCCAAATTCTGGGCGAGAATCGCCGATAACCCCCTCCTGGACCCTAGGAGCGTCTCCCTGGCTCAAGCGCAACAGATGACCAATTCTGCCGCTCTCAGGGCATGGTGGGATAAGCCCGGCTTTCAGGACTGGTTCCTATCTGCTACCGTGGTAGACGAAAGACTGGATTACCTGCTGCACCTTGCCCTAGCTTCGGCAGAGGACATCCTACTGAACACCGACCCTAAGGCACAGTCCGCCCGGGTACAGATGGTCAAGATTGTGGCTGAGATGGCTGGCCGATTGAAGCAGGGTGCTCAGGACCCTAAAGCCGCCGCAGCCGAGAAAAAGAAAAAAGCAATTGAGGCAATGGGTCAGGAAGAATTAGTCAAGTTCCTTCAGGACCAGGGCCTTTCCGTACAACAAGTAGTAACTTTAGAAAAGTGAGACACCCATGACTTCCGGTTTCATAATGAAATCCTTACTTCCTGCCCCTATCCTAATTGGGCCAAATTATCCTAACCAAGTTTGGACTTCCGCACCCTTTTCCCTTACTCAGCCAATAGGGACATCTAATCTCAACATCATTTGGGGATATTTGGATACAAATGCAACTAGTAACATGCCTTTTATTACCACCGTAAGCCATTACACTTACAACTACAGGCGAGCCAATACAACCGTTGGTCTAGGTATATCAACATCCGGTGGAAATGCCGGAGAAGCCGCCACAATCAATCCGACCACCAATAGAATTGCCCTTGATTTTTCCGAAAATAGTCCAGTCATTTTCTACAATCCAGGAGGGGCGACTCTTCCTTCCGAACTTCAATTCAATAAGGTCTATTACACAATAAACTGTGTATCCGGTGTAACCCCATCGCTTCAATTGGCGGAAACTGTGGGTGGCAAACCTATCGATTTCAGTAGTGCCGGTAGTGGGACAGCCTCCTTATTGGAACTATCCTCCGGTGGTATTTCGTTAATTACCGGACTTGCTCCAACAATGTCCGTAGAATTGGCTCCGCCGGTTGATATGCAATTGGTGGATGTTGTACTGGTAGCCCCCACCTAATGCAACCCGGAAGTCCAGACCTAATCCTTGCAGCCGCCCAGCGTCTTAAAGAGCTGGAGCGGCAGGTCTGCTTTGACGGTACAGTTCCAGGCTCCCGACCCAACGCCTTTCAGGACCAGATTATTCAGGACTGGGGCAAAATTCCAACCCAGGCTGTGACCGCAGGTAACCAGTCCGGTAAATCCGCCCTGGGTGCCCGGCTAGCCGCCTGGTTCCTGGCAGAGAATAAGCCCGGTTGGGTTCGCCCAGCTAAATGGGGCAAGACTCCCCTGATGGGCCTAATTGTGGGCAGGACCATGAAGCAGGTGGAGGAGGAGCTTCTCAAAAAGCTGACCAGCTTCTTCGACCCCGATGAGTTACACATCCCAAAAGTGGGCATGGTGCCGCAGAAGGTCGTCCACAAAAAGACCGGCAATACCCTCCTACTGGCCTCTCACCACAATGAAAACGAAGCCCGGGAGAAACTGCAGGCGTTCGTCCTAAACTTCATCTGGCTGGACGAGATGCCCAAGTCGATTCACCTTTTTGAAGAATTGGAACGCAGGGTACAATCCAAGGACGGCTGGTTCATCAGCACGTTCACCCCTAAAGTGCGGAACCCAGAAATACGTAAGCTGGTAGATTCTTACTCCTTTCCATATTCCCGCAAGTATAAGATGTCCATGTTTGCCAATCCCACTTTGTCAGAGGAGCGCAAGCAGAAAATCCTCCGAGAACTGGAGGGATATCCGGACTCCTACCGCCAGTGTATTCTGGAAGGTGAGTGGATGGATGATGACCTGGCCGTCTATTCCGTTCCGGACCATGCAGTTCGTGAGCCTCAAAACTATTCGAGTGCATGGCGGCATGTGGAAGGCGCAGACCCTGCCCTCCAATCGAAACACGGCCAAGTGGTATTTGCTGAGGAGCCAGGTACAGGTAACTGGTATGTGGTAAGGGCGGATTATGTCTCAGGAATCTTTGTTCCAGAGGACCTGGTAAAAGCGGTCACCGACCGGATAAGGCATTTGAACGTAGTACGACGCGTTTGTGATGCCGCCTCTACTTGGTATGTGGGCCAGGCGGGCAAAATGGGCTTCACCTATGTAGCCCCATATGACAAGAATAACCGGCGCGAAGAAATGATGAAATCCTTTCAGTCCAGTTTGGGGAATCGGGTCTTTATTGCGCCCTGGTGCCAGGACCTTCTAAACGAACTGGGAAGTATGGCCTGGAGCGAAACCCGGGCGGATAAGGTTGTAAACTCCCGTTCATACCATCTACACGATGCCCTTATATACGCCCACGATTGCCTTCCTAAACCAGAACAGGTACAATTGGTGCCGGAACTTCACGTCCGCCTTAGAATGCAAATTGAAAAAGACAGGAAACGTGAAACTTTAAAAAATGGAAAAGTAGGTATAAAGAGGCGTCGATGGTAAATCTAATTCTACTAGGAATAGCACCTTTATACATTGTCGGATTTTTAGCTCTTTTAGGTGTAATGAATCAGCGAAAACGCCTTCGCCAAGAAGTTCGTCAATATGCCAACCTACGTCGAGTTGCCAACGGGAGAAAGTACAAATGAGCAAGCTTGTTAGTAAACTTAGGGAATCTAAGCCCCCAAAAAAGTCCCCAGCTTCAGGCCACATTGACCTTGAAAAACGCATCGAATATGCGATAAACTGTATTGAGGCTGATATGCCCTCGAAGCAGAAAGCTGCCGACTTCCTTCATAAAGCTAGACAGCATCTCGATAATCCTGAGCTTCTTTCCAAATTAGATAAGGTACTTAGCGATGGCACATAAACTGAATGTATGGGCAACTCCCGACCAGGCTAAACTGGAACTGAAGAGAAGACTGACAAACGCTACCCAGGCCCGTATAGATATCGAAAGGGGTTGGAGGGAAGCTGAGAGGATTGTATTCACAATTCAGAACGTGGATGAGACTGGCGCTGAAAAAGTCGCTTTAGGGGACGGCACTGGTGTAGATGATGCATTCACCAGCCAGCCTCGCGTAGCCGTAAACACTACCTTCAAGAACTACAGGTTCCTGCACTCCCAGATGTCAGCGAACCCACCCTCGGTGGTCTGCCGCCCAACCAGCGGGGATTTGCACGATGTAAGAGCAGCTGATGCGTCTGACCGGCTTATCCGCCACGCTATTCGCAAGCATAAGCTTCAGGAGGTACAGGACCGCTGCACAGGCCACGCCCTCCTCTATGGTACCGGCTTTATTAAAACTATCTGGAATCCGGACCTGGGCGATATCCTTGAGTTCAATCCCGAGACTGGCGAAATTCTGACGGAAGGCGAAATCGACTTCTCCGTTCCTCTTCCATGGAATATCTTCATCGACCCGGATGCTGAGACCTGGGAAAAGGCCCGGTTTGTATTCGAAAGAATCTACATGGCTTATGATGAAGCCTGCCTCATGTTCCCAGGAAAAGAGGAAATTCTGGACCGGCTTAGGAAAAAGACCCAGTCTGCAACCCAGCCAAGCCAGCCGCTGGAAACTGAGCCCCAACCTACCTTCCTAAAGCAGCATCACTACGATGTTCTTGAAATCTATCAGTACTGGGAAACAGGCTTACCAATCAACGGGATGCAGGGCAGATTCGCCTACTGCACTAGCGAGGGCGAGCTTCTCTGCGACGTAACAACCTCCCCGTTCCGATTCCCTAATGTGAAAAAGAACTCGAAGCTGGGCGATAACATGGAGACTGGCTTTGAAGTTGCCCGCCTCCCTTACTGCCTAATGACCGACATCGATAACCCCACAAGCATTTGGGGCCGCAGCACCGTAGTCTACCAGTCTCCTCTGCAGGACATTCATAATGCGCTCATGAACACCATGATTGAGAATGCAAGAGCGCACGGTGTAGCCCGCCTTCTGATGCACGAGGACACCGCGATTGCGGATGACTCCATCACCAACTCCCCATACGATATTGTACGTTGGACCGGCTCCCGTCCCCCAGAGTACCAGCCTCCAATGGCCCTTCCTGCCGTTATCAACGACCTGGTCCAGCTGATGGCCCGGGGCATCGACGATATGGCTGGTGTGAACGAATCAATGTTCGGCCAGCAGTCCCGGGAACAAAGTGGGTTCTCCATGCAGTACGCCACTAACCAGGGCAACATGATTCGCCGTCGCCTTTTCAACAAATACACCCTCCTTGTGGAGAGTCTCTTCAAGAACTATCTGGACCTAATCCGGAAGCACTGGGATGTAGAGCACACCATCTTTGTTCTAGGAAAAGAGAAAGCATTTGAGGCACTTGACATTAAAGGCGCGGATATCCAATCAGGCTTTGACCTGGTTGTAGAATACGGGGCCTCCCTATCCCTGGACCCGGTCTCCCGTCGCCAGGAACTTATCACCATGATGCCTCTATTCGAGAAAGCAGGTGTAGACCCTAGGGACTTACTCCGTTTAGTGAAACTATCCGAACTGGAAGGCGCGTATGACATGGTTCAGATGGCTGCAGATAGGCAGCAGGAAATCTTTGATGAAATTCAGGCAACCGGCACTCAGGTTTCGCCGAGAGAGATGCAGGACCATGAGAATATGCTCAAGTACGCATATGGGTTTCTGATGGGAGCAGCCTTTCGCGATTTACCTCAGGAAACTCAACAGCTTATCGAACAGCATATCAAGTTGAGGGAACAGCTCCTAGCTCAGAAGGCCGGCGCTCCAGGAGCACCCGCGGGCGGAGTTCCCGGAATGCCTCCCATGACAAGCCAACTCCCCGTTTCCGCTGGCCAAACTGGCAAACAGGCGGACACCACCCAGCTTGCAATGCAACCGGGCAATCCGCCCCTAGCTAAACAAGTGGGACAAAAGTGACAAATAGATTGACACCTGCTACTAGGTAGGTTACTGTCAATAAAAGGCTTATCCCCATTCCGGGGACAGCATTTAAATCGGTTGTTCATCCTTCTCACAAAAGGCCAGCAACTAGGAGATAGAAATGGAAAATTTTGTTAAATCGAATACTGAGTCAGCCGGATATGCGAATTTGAGCACGCTATTCGACAGCTCGGTCCCAGCAGCCCCAGAAGCTGGTCAGGAAGCGTTATCCAACCAGGACACGCCAAGCCCGGACCTCGGTGATAAAGGGAAGTTGGGCGAAGTGCCAGAATCGGCAGATGCTGCTGCTCCAGCGCAGGAAGCCTCGGAACAGGAAGTCCCGGAAGCTAACTGGCTTGAAGTACCAGTAACTGATGACAAAGGCAAAAGAAAGGTCAAGGTAGACCTTAACAACACAGAGCAGCTCAAGAAGACAATCGCAGCGGCTTATGGATTCCGCAAAGCTCTAGCTGAACGTGACAATGTATCAGCTAAGCTGAAGGAAATTGAGCCAAAGTACACCGAATTGAAGCAGGGTTGGGACACACTTGAGAGTGCATACCAGAATGGTGGCATCGAAGGTTTAGTGGACCTGCTCGGCGGTAAGAAGGGGTACTACTCCGAATGGAAGCGTCAGGAATTGGAGAAGGAACTCCGCTACCAGAATGCATCGGAAGCTGAGAAAAGAGAACTTGACCTACGGGAAAAACTTGAGAAGCTGGAAAAGGAATCCAGCCTTAGAGAGAAGCGTGCAGCAGAGGAAGCTGAGCGCGCCCGTACTGAAAGGGAAGAGGCCCAGCTCAGGTCCCTCGAATCTCAAATCACACCAGCATTCAACAAGCACCGCTTTGCAGGCACGCTTGGTGATGCGAGCAAGGAAGCTCGGCTGGATAAAGCAATCTGGGACCAGGCTCTAGCAAACCTAGAATCCCTACCAGATGATGTGCAACTTACTCCTCAACTGATTGAAAGAGAGTTCAAGCAAATTGCTACTGAGTTCCGCGCAATCATTGGGAAGCAAGCTGCAGCACAAGCGAAGAAGGTGATTGAGAATAAAAAGCAAGCTGCTCAAACCCAAGTCGCTGCGGCGGCCAAGTCGGTACCCGCATCTAGCATACAAAATTCAATGACAAACAACATCAAAAAAGGTGGAATTGGTGGACTAACAGATGCACTAATGGATGTGCTCAGGTCACGCTAATCCGAACAAATCAAAAAGGAATTTGAATCATGGCATACACAGGAATTAGTCAGTTAGCTCTCGGTAACTATCTTACGATAGCTTTCATCGAAGGCGTACACAAGAACATTTCAGTCGCATACCCAGAGTGGGAACTCGTGGACAGGATGCGCGTTGGCTCAGTAGATGGTCGTGAAGCCCGCTACTTGCTCCAAAAATCCCTTGGCCCAAGCGCCATCCAGTACCGTAACCCGGGCGTCCGCTCTGAGTTCCCGGCTGGCCAGGAAAGCTCAATCCAAGAAGGTACCATCCAGTACAAAGAACTTGATGCAACCATCGAGCTTGAGTACAACTTGTACCGCCGCATCTTGGAATCGAAAAGCAAGTACGACGCCTCGGCTCTCGCAATGGAAGTTGACTCGAAGATTACCGCTCTTAAGCGCCAAATCTCGCTGGACTTCTACGGCGACGGCACTGGCTGTCTTGGCCGCGTTTCCAGCGCAGCTGTTTCAGGTGGGCTCGCTGTTGTTACCCTTCGTCAATTGGACTCAGACCAAGGCTTCGCCGGCTGCTTCCAATTTGACGAGCAAGTTAAGAACTACGCAGCAGCTGGCACCGCAGGTACCGCTCCTACCGTAGCTTCTGGCACTTTTGCTTACTGGAAAGTTGTTGCTCGTGACCCACGCAGCGCAACCAACACGGTTACCCTCCAAGCTTGTGACTCAACTGGCGCTGCCCTGACAGTTTCCAGCTGGGCCCCAGCTGCAGGTGAAGCTTTCTACAAACTTGGCCAACCAACCATCCCGAACCTAACCAGCGTCTCCGACTATGGTACGGTAACGGAAGCAATCACCGGTCTCGATTCCCTCGTTTCGGCTGACGGTCGTACTGTTAACGGCATCTCGATGCTCGGCGCAGTTCAAGGCACCGTGTACGACAACGCTGGCTCGACCATCGACGTAAACGCTATTGAGCAAGCAATGAACCAAGTTAAGAATGCAGTCGGCGAAGGCCGCTACAGCTGGAAGCAAGCTCTCTGCAACAGGGAAACTCGCTCCGCATTCATCGACAGCCGTGAAACGGACCGCCGCTTCATCTCGGTTACCGATGACAAGCGCGGTGTTGCCAAGTTCTCATACATCCACCAAGATGACACCATCGAACTGAAAGGTTCGGAATTCTGTAACTTCAAGCGGATGTACATCCTGCCTGAAGGCAAAACGGAAGGTCAGAAAGTCCTCCAGTTCCGCGGAACGGACTTCAAACCTGCTCGTGCAGAAAACGGGGACGTCTTCATGTTCGCTCCAGGCAGCGCTGGCTACCATAAGCGCTTGATGGTTTCCTACATGAACGGCATGGGTCAGTTGGTCAACCTGCATCCTGCAGCTTGCGTTAAAATCACCAACTTCTCCATCTAATCTCTTTAACCTAACTCGCGCCCTCTTAACCGAGGGCCGGGTTCTACAAGGATTTCACCCATGAGTTCACCAGTCGTAAACGCGATTGCTGCAGCTTTGAAAGCCGGGAAATACCCAGCTCGCAAATTTGGCAAGCGCGAAAACAAACAAATCGAGTCCGTCCTGGATTCGACCGTTAAATTAGTCGAAGCTACCTACGATGCAACGGTAAATGGCGGCGCACTTGGAACATATACGCTTGGCGTATCCATCCCAGCAGGCGCAGTCGTCACCGCAGCATGGTGTGACATTCAGACGGGCCTAGCTGGTGCTTCCGGCTCCCTGACCTTAAACGTCCCCACCGAAGGTGCTTTGACACAAGCTTTGACTTCTGCGGCTAACGGTTCCGCTTCGGTCGTTGCTAGTACAGCTCTGCCTAAGAAAGTTGCTGCAGCTCGCACGTTGCAAGTAACCGTAACTGGCGGTGCTCTGAGTGCCGGCAAAATCGTGTTCCACGTTCAGTACGTCTAATCTGGCAGACAGAACTTGCGGCTAGCAGCTTGTCCCTTCTAGACGGCAAGGCTGGATTAGCGCCCAGCCCGCAAGTCCATCTAAACTAGAACCTCCCAACGGCCTGCTGAGTCAGGCGCGGGGACCTCCCCTAACAAGGGGCCAGGACTAAAAGGTGAAAGCATGGCTTACTCTCTCAGCCCGAATTTAAAGCTTCGGATAGACACAAACTTAACCGCCAACGCCAAGTACAATCTCCTGAAGTTGGATGAACTTGGCTCCCTGGCTGCGACCACAAGCGCATCCGGGACCGTTCAGCTCAAGTCCCAATACGACCTGTTCCTGAACGCAAATGACCCTGACCAAGGGGGTACTGGCCGCGGCGGCAACATCATAATGGGCGCTCCAGACAATCAGCTGGACTCCATTGTAATGAATGCCTCCCGAATTGTAGTGAACGGAAGCTGGGGCTTTTTTGACCAGGCGGTAGCAAATACCGAACAGGAAGCTTCCAGTCTTACCGTTGCCTACTTCTCCAATCTCTCCGGTTCCCTGGACCCCCAGGATGTCACTCTCAAACTGGACTTGAACAATCAGGACCGCTCCCTAGTACTAGGCGGCGATTTAAGGGTGTTCGGTTCCGTTGAGCTGAATACCCCGGTTGCAGCCCAGCTGGACCTGCCCGAATCCGGCACCCTGGCCACCCTAGCCAACTCGGAAGTTTTCCAAAATAAACAGATAAGTGCCCTTCAGAATCAGATTCAGGATTTGGGCCTAGCAAACTTTGCCACCGATTTCCTACTCCCCGGCTCCCGAGTTCTTCCCACCTTCACCAGCACCGCCACAGTTCCCCGTCTCGATTTCAAAACAGGAAGCCAGGTAACTGGATTTCAGGCTGCCTCTAACCAGGCAAGCTCCCTACTGTTCACGCTTCCCAGCTCTACAGGAGAATCGGGCCAGGTTCTAGGAACAGACGGCAATGGGGTTCTAAGCTGGGTAAATAGGTCCAGCACCTCCCTGTCCGTTGTATCCAGTGCATCCGAACTCACTACCCAGGTTGTTCAGAATCCGGTTAGTGGAGTCGCCACCGTCACTATTGACAAATCTGCTCAAGACCCCAACTTGGTATGGGCAGGCCCTACTTTGGGTACGGCACAGAAACCTACATTTCGCAAATTGGCCAGGCAGGACCTGTCGCATCTCGTAGGTAATTCGATGTCAGTTACCTGGATGCCCAATCAAGGTGCCAGTTTAAACATACAGCACAATTGGGGTACGCGTGCCATAATTGTCCAAATTTTTGATAACTTAGAGTTCAAAAGCCTTGACGGACCGGATGTCATTAGGGTAGACTTAAATACAGTGAGACTAGAATCCCGCTTGCCTCCCCCAACGGGCGGCTGGACGGTTCTGTTGCACGCGGTCCTATAGGACGCTCCATCTAATTAATCTGATTGGTCCGGCCGTGGTGGTCGGATTCATTTATTGAGGTATTCTCATGAGTTTAAGAATTTATGGCGACTTGGCGCTCCAGAATCAGGCAGCTCTAAAACTGCTTGATGCCGCCAACGGCTACTCGGTTCAACTCCGGGCTCCTTCCAGCCTGGCGTCGGACACCACCTTCCAGCTGCCATCCAGCCTGGGTCAAAACAACCAGGTTATGGTGACAGATGCGAACGGCCAGTTCTCGTTCGCTTTCCTTGCTGATGCAAACGTTGCCAGCAATGCAGCAATCTCCCTGAGCAAACTTGCCGCTTTAACGGTAAGCAGGGCACTTGTGTCCGATTCAAACGGTGTGGTTTCCGCTAGCGCCGTAACGGCAACTGAAATGGGCTTCTTATCGGGAGTCACCAGCTCAGTTCAGGACCAAATTGATTCGGAAGTCTCCGCTCGCCAATCGGCTATCTCCCAAGAGCAATCAGCTCGCGAAGCTGCCGATTCCGACCTGCAGGACGCAATTGATGCAGAAGCTGCAACAAGAGCTTCCGCAATCTCCGCGGAACAGTCCTCCCGTCAATCTGCAGATGCCAATCTTCAGAGCCAAATTGACAACATTCTCAGCAATGTGGACCCAGCAGCTCTTGACTCCTTAACGGAAGTTGTTGCTGCATTCCAAGCTGCTGACTCTGACCTTAGCGCGGCTATCCAGGCGTTAGGCACGGGCGCAAACTCTGCTCTCGCCGACGAAGTCTCCCGGGCTCAAGCTGCTGAAACTGCACTTCAAAGCGCAATTGACGCGGAAGTTTCAAATCGCCAATCTGCCGTTTCAAGTGAAGCGTCGAGCCGCCAATCAGCTGACAGCACACTGCAATCGAACATTGACGCAGAAGCTAGTGCTAGGGCCAGCGCCGATTCAAGCCTGCAAAGCGGCCTGACTTCGGAAGCTGGAACCAGAGCAGCTGCAGATACAGCACTTGGCGCCCGCATTGACGCGCTTACCGTAGATGACATGACTGACGTTGAAACCAGCTCCAAAGCTGGCGGCGACTTGATGGAGTGGGACTCGGTTGCTGGTCAGTGGAAAAATGTGGCTCCTCTAACGGAAGCTTCGGTTGTTACTGTTGTTACTCCCGGCAACGAGACTCTCGTCAACAGCTTCACCAATACCATCGCGGACAATGACGGAGCTGGCCCAGCTTTAGGTACCACCTACAGCCCAGCTAGCAACGTAACTGTATCCAAAGTTGGTTTCAAAATTGGTCGTAGTTCCAACCTCACCGCAGGTATGACTGTTACGGCTAAAATCTATGCTGTTTCCGAGTTGATTGCCAATTACATCAACAGCGGTTACAACCCCAACGATTTTGCACTCATTGCCACTTCAACCAACACCCTTTCCGGTTCTGACTTAGCTCTCTATCCAGCAGCTCCTAGCATGGAATACTTTACGTTTAACAACGTACAGTTATCCGCTAACAACTTCTACGTTATTTGGGCAGAAGTGGACGGGATTCCTCTTGGCACTTCCACCACTAACTATCTAGCTCCGGCCTATGCTACTGGAGCTATGGGCTCATTCAGCAGCGGCCATTACAAGCATATGTCCCCCGGTGGGTGGGTTCAAGGTCTAACCGACTTGGTTCTTGGCTACGAAATCTACACTGGCGGAGCTGGTTCTAGCTCCACTGAAGCAGCTGTTGGCGTCATCAAGACGAATGCAGCTGGCCAGTTGGATGACTCCTTCCTCGCTCACGACGTAGACTTCGGCGGCCACAAGCTGTCCGGCGTTTCCAGTCCTGCTGCTGGAACGGACGCTGCCAATAAGGACTATGTTGACGCTGAAGTAGCAAGCGAAGCAAGCGCACGTTCCAGTGCCATTTCTTCGGAAGCTAGTGCACGTCAGAGTGCAGACCAGACACTACAAAGCAACATTGACTCAGAAGTCTCAAACCGTCAAGCTGCTGTTTCTGCTGAACAATCAGCTCGCGAAACTGCTGATAGTGCAGAGTCGGCTGCCCGCATTGCAGCGGACCAGGATTTGCAGGACCAGATTGATGCTTTGGACAGCGGTTCGAACGCTGCTCTAGCTCAAGAGGTCTCGGACCGCCAAGCTGCTGATGCGACACTACAAGGCAACATTGATACGGAAAAAGCCCGGATTGATGCTATCCTATCTGCTTCTGACGCAGACAAAGACTCCTTCGCTGAGATTGTCCAGTTAATCAACTCGGTAGATACTGAGAACGACTCCGCTTTTGCTGCCTACGTTCTTTCGAACGACGCTGCTTTGGCTCAGGAAGTTTCGGACCGCCAGTCGGCCGTTTCTTCGGAGGCAAGTGCCCGTTCCGCTGCAGACACCACTCTGCAAGGCAACATTGACAGCGAAGCTGCTACTCGCCAGTCTGCTGATGAAACTTTGCAGGACAATATTGATGCTGAAGCTGCCAGCCGTCAGAGCGCCGATACTACCCTGCAAGGGAACATCGATGCTGAACAGTCGGCTCGCGAAGCTGCTGACGCTCAAGAAGAAGCTGCTCGGATGGCTGCTGACGCTGGTCTAGCAGAGGATATTGCTGATGAAGCTAGTGCACGCCAAGCTGCGGACACCACGCTACAGTCCAATATCGATGCGGAAGCAACTGCACGGGCAGCTGGAGATGGAGCACTGGCTAGTGACCTGGCTGATGAAGTGTCTGCTCGGGAAACCGCTGACACCGAAATCTACACCTACATCGACGGTCACAAGTTCAAAATGGACTGGACCTCGGGAACCTCGCTGACTGTCACCCATAACATGGGAACGAAGGATGTGATGGTTCAGGTGTACGACAAGGCGGACGGTTCTAGCCTAACCATGGAGATGATTAGAGCGACCACTAATACGGTAACTCTAACCGCTACTGAGGCTCCTAACGCTTCCGGCTGGAGAGTCCTAGTACTCAAAGTCTAATCCCTTTAGGGACTAATTTGGGGGCTCTGCCTACGGGCGGGGCCCTTTTTTTATTCCCCTCAGCAAGGCCAAGTCCGGTTAGGAATTTTCTTGACCTTTCCAGCCTAGGGTGCTAACCTGAGGATTGGCTCTCCTTAGTCGTTTTTCATGGGGCAGGGCCTTCCCCCCTAAGCCAAAGCCCAGTTATGCTGGGCTGGGCTTTTGGGCCCCCAGACCAACTGGACCACACAAGTCACGGATGACCTAAAGTATGGATATTTTTGGCTATTTAAGAGAGGTACGAGGCCTCCTGTTCCGCAAGCCCACTTCCCAAGGGGGCAAGCAGGTTACCATTCAGCCAAGTGCTGCGTCTGACGCCTCGGACACCACCTTCCAACTGCCCGATTTGACACAGAATACCCCCTCCCCTCTCACCTCCGATACCATTGTGGGCCAGGATGCAAAGCAGACCCTGTCCAATAAGACTCTCACAAGCCCAGCTATAAACGGGGCCACTATCGACGGGACCAGCACGATAGCGGGCACCAGCGGAACAAATGTGGCAGCCGGAGCAGGACTTGCTAATGCGGCCACAAATCTGAATACGGCAAGCACCCTGGTAAAGCGGGATGCATCGGGCAACTTTTTAGCTGGGCAGATTACGGCGACCGATTTCATTGGACACCTCCAGGGGAACGCGGACACCGCAACCACGGCTGGAAGCACTGGAACTTTTACTGGAACCTTCAGTGGGGATGTAGCTGGTGGTCAATCCACAACCCAAGTGGACCAAGTTGGCCCCACCGGGAATAAGAAGACGGCCACTCAAATCGCCACTTCCGTAGATACCACCACAGCAGCTACCCAGCTGAACACCCCCAGCACTCTCGTGAAGCGGGATGCGTCCGGCAACTTTGCAGCCGGGACAATCACCGCGTCTCTAGCCGGGAATGCAACTACCGCGACTACCTCCGTGTCCTTCTCCGGCTCCTTGACCGGGGATGTGACCGGAACTCAGTCCAGCACGGTAGTTTCTACTGTCGGGACTAAGACTGCCACCCAAGTTGCTCAGGCTGTCACTGACACTGTTGATGCAACTCCTTTGGCCACGCCTGGTAAGTTGGTAAAACGGAATGTGTCTGGGGAAGCCTCCTTCGCTGGAATCAGTTTGACACAGCCTTTATCGGTTACTAACGGAGGTACTGGAGCTACGACAAGTACAGGCACCGGCTCAGTCGTTCTTGGTACGGACCCTCAACTCTATCAGCCTGCCCTTCTTGATATTGTGAAACAGGACTACAAAGACGAAGCTGCCACCATTGGCGCCTCCTCTCCCTATCTCCTAACTCCCACCGCAGAATATCCAGTTCAGAGAATCACCTCGGGAACCACTTTAGGGCAAGTGGGCGGAGCAACCGGAACTGGCCGGCAGTACATCCTAATTAACGAGACTGCCAGCGATATTACAATTAAGAACAATGTGACCGCAAATGCCTATTCCATTTACACGGGAACTGGAACGGATTTTGTTTTAAAGTCGAATGCGGCTGTCATTCTAGTCTACGACCAAAGCCTGGCTTCAGGAGCAGGACGCTGGGTTCTAGCCGGAGGCTCAGGTGCAGGTGGCGGTTCTAGTACTGTCAATATCACTGCAACTGGCTTCTCGTTAGGCAATGTGATTGCGTCTAACGGCACCGGCTACATTAAGGGCGCTGCAAATGCGGCATCTACAAGCGAAGTCGTCGGTATTATTAGTAAAGTGGTTACGGTTAATGCGGAGTATGAACTCACCCTGCTGGGCTTAGTTAGTGTGCAAGCGTCCGACTTTGTGGATGCAAGCGGAGTGCAGCTCCTAGCCACCCCGGCCTCTGGTACGGCAATCTTCTTGTCGAATGTCGTAGCAGGCAAACTGACTGCGGTGGAACCCACAACTATTGGGCATGTGAGTGTTCCTCTCGGAGTAATGGCTGCAGATACCAGCAAAATGTACTTCATACCGAAGCGCGGAAGCGTGGTGGGCGGTACTAACGCAAGAACCCAGCTTACTCTGACTTCAGCTGCTACTACCCAGATTTTTAATGCAGCTACTCCTAGTCTGTATCAAGCAGGAGAACTGACGGGCTGGGTCCAACTTGGTACCAACCAGAAGTTCTACTTCCAAGCACCATTTGCTCAGAACGGCGCAGGGACAGACTGGAACATCTCCCCAAGTTATGTCGGCGATACGCCTCCAACCGGCTTCTCGATAACCATATCGAGCGCAGGTGCCATCTCAGCAACTTGCCCTACGTTCTCAGGAACGGGACTGATAAACTATGCGCTGAATGCTCCAGCAGTCGGAGCTACCTTCCCGTTAGAAATCAGTGCGGCCAGAATTACTCAGGATACGATAGCCGCAGCCCGCCTTCCAGTCGTGGTACCAGGTACTAGTGCTGGCGTAGTAGCTGCTGCTGGTTTACCCGGGAATACTACGGGTAGTGTAATTGCTGCTGGGTATGTGGGGGAAGTAAAAACAGCGACTGGAACTAGCACAACTGTTTCATCCAGCTACACACAGGTAGCAGCGGTTTCACTAACTCCTGGAATTTGGTGCGTTTCTGGAAGTGTTTATTATTCTGGCACCGGAGGTACATCTATCGGTATCGCTATTTCACAAAATCCAAATAGTAGTGCCGGACTCGTTATTGGAATTTCTAACGTAGCGTATGCACTAAACGCTACGTCAGGTACTGGCGGTGCTACCTTACCTGCTGTATTTGTAACGGTAACAACTAATCCTACTCCTTATTATCTTAATTATAATTCATCTGGTGTGTCATCTGGAACGTTTTATGGTGGCATCCAAGCTGTAAGAATCGCATAGTCAACTAGTGTGACCGGATAGCCAACACCGATACTCAGTGTTGACTCTCCTTCGAGAACAGATAGACAATAACACAAAGGGAGTCTATAGCCAACCGAAGCGGTTGTCTTGACAGTGACCCACAAATGAACTAAACAAGAAGGGGCCTCTATACTCGCGAAGCTAGTATGGGGGACCCGGCAACAACGGAGTAAAACGACGTGACTACAGTAAGCACCCTCGGCACCTACGGAGACCCGTCAGGAAGTAGCCTGATGTTCCGGAACAAAATAATCAACGGCGGCTTTGACATTTGGCAACGTGGCACTAGCCAGACTTCAAGTGGTTATGGAAGTGACGATAGATGGAGCAACAGCAACAGCGGCACGACTAAGACACATTCTAGACAAGCATTTGATGTTGGACAAACGGCAGTTCCAGGCAATCCGACATACTATTCCAGAACTGTTGTAAGTTCCGTTGCTGGCGCCGGTAACTACGCAGTTAAATTGCAGAATGTTGAAAATGTAGCTACATTGTCAGGGCAGACTGCCACTTTATCGTTTTGGGCAAAGGCAGACACAGCTAAGAATGTGGCAATAGAGTTTAGACAAGAATTTGGGTCTGGGGGCTCGCCTTCCTCACCTACCAGCTTTTCCGTAAGTACAGTCAGTCTTACTACAAGTTGGCAACGGTATTCCGTTATGGTAAACGTGCCAAGTATATCCGGTAAAATTCTAGGAACTAATAACGACCACTCTTTGGCAATTTGGTTCTGGTTTGATGCAGGTTCCAATTGGAATGCGCGTACCAACTCCCTCGGCCAACAGTCCGGTACTTTTGATATTGCTCAAGTTCAACTGGAAGCAGGCTCCTCAGCTACCCCCTTTGAGCAGCGTCCAGTGGGCCCTCTGTCAGAGGTATTTGTGCTCTTTTGGTGGAAACTCAACTTATGAGACACCTGCCGTAGGACAAGCAGCTGGAGGAACAACTGCTTATTTTGCTTTATCGTTTCCAGTTGAAATGAGGACTTCTCCAGGGCTATCCGTTTCTTCTATCAGTCACTGGACAGCCTGCAACACTACTGGGGCCAATATTACCGCAACTAATATTACATTAGGAACAACATCAACTGGAACACGGTGCGGTGTATTTTACGTCACTGTGGCATCTGGTTTAGTTGCTGGTAGTGCTTCGTTATTGCAAGCCAACAATACAACAAGTGCGCGTTTGTATTTCTCAGCAGAACTCTAATCCACTTTCTCACACTCTGAAAGGAGTATTTTTATATGACATCGAGTGCTTTCACACCAGCCGTTTTGACCGTACCCTCTACCGGAGGGGGCACGGGACAGGGTGAACTAAATATAGTAACGAACTCCATCGCTGCCTCTGACACCACGGGGTGGTCTGCAGTAGGCCCAGCAGCTACTCTTGGTAAAGGAACAAGTGGGGGACCGCTTTCTCCCACTATCGGTACCTATTTTACCATCATCAACACCATAGGTTCTCCGACAGAGAGTTCTACTTCGGGTGCTTACTCCGTCCTCACGCTGCCTTCGGGGATGCAGAACCGGAAGCTGAAAGTGGAGTTCTATTTTACCAGTCCTGCTACAGATACCTTCAGTGTCTCTGTGTACAAGGGTACCACCCGGGTACCGCTGACGACGGACTCAGCTGGAGCGACCAACTTACCGAAGTCTACTACCGGCAAGTTTACTGCTTACTTTGATACGGATAGCTCCGGGACCTGGACCCTCTCGATTACTCGAACCGCGGGTAGCGGTGCAACTCCGTTGCAATTTACTAACGTGGTCGTCGGCCCCGGCATCCAACCCCAAGGTGCTGTAGTGGGTGAGTGGCAATCTACGACGCTAACGCCGAGTGTAGCTGCGTTCGGAACCGTCTCTAATCAAGACTATTGGATTAAAAGAGAGGGCTCGGAAGCAATCATTCGCGGTTCTTTCTTGACTGGAACAACTGCTGCGTCTCCAGCTGTAATAGCAATGCCGGCCAATTTGACAATCAACGCTACAGCACTGGCATCCACTGCGCGTGGTCGTTTAGGCAGATTTGAAATTGGTACAACAATCGGCAATGCGCTAATTTCCTCGACCGATAAAGAAGGTGTTATCTATTATAACGGCTCAAGTACCAGCAACCTGTATCTAACGGTACAAACCACAACTACTGGATATTACGCAAACAACGGTACCTCAATAACTGGTGGACCAGCGTATATTATTTTTGAAGCGCGTGTACCAATCGCCGAATGGACCGGCTCGGGTACCGTCCAACTCGCTCAGAATGATGTTGAGTACGCGTACAATACTAGCGGACTTACTACAGCTGGTGGTTCAAATACTTCTGCGTTTGGCTACGGCCCAGTGGGAGCGGTGTTAGGGTCTATTGCATCTACTACTCAGGCGACCAGCTATACCACCATGCGTGTCAGATTTCAGACACCTATCCAGGCCGGGGATTCCATTGTTGTTGAATTTGATGGTGGTCAAAATCAGTGGATGCCAGCACCAAACCGGTCCCCTTGGATAATTAATAACGCAGCTGTATACGGAGTACAGGCTGTTCCTGTATTTGGAAGTTTGACCGATGTTGATGTTCTTTTCGGTAACTCCGGACAGCAGAGTTCAGGAGCACTGACTTACGGCACAAGCGGCTCAGCCTGGTCAAATATATCTACATGGAAATGGAGGGTAAGGAAGTCCTCAGCAGGTGCTGCTGTGGGCTATGGTATTGTAGCCAAAGACCAGTCTGGCCTACTTCCGGCTTACAACACCAACCTGGACGATGCTACAGCGACTAGGCTGGGATTGAAGCAGTATCTGCATGGTACGAGCTACAATGGCGGGAATGCTCCAACTGTTACGTCCTCGCAGGCCGGTTTCTCGGTAAACAGAGCTGTATTTGTCCCCTACCAGACGCAGGACGGTGCTTGGCGGTTGAAGTTTAATATTACAGCAGCTTTTACAAGTGCAACCATAACTAGCAATGTTACTACGATAGCGGGAACAGTTTTCAAGTCTACTACCAACAACTATCAACCAGCATTTGGGATGCCGATAGGTAATACTTTAGGGATATATCAAGCATATGTATCTCCGAGCACGGGTGCCTTGACGTTAATAACCCCGTCAACGCCAGGAGTTACAGGCGTAGCCTACTCCGGCGACGTAGAACTGGATTCTAAACCAACTTGGGCCTACAGCTAAGAGCCGACTGAAGCAGTCGTCGGGACTGAGAAACACTGGGATACTATGAAGTCTTTCTGGACATTTCTACTCTTCTATCTGACGCACCTCTTCGGCTGCGCTTCAGAATCCGAGTCCCTGTCCCCGGAGACTCTGGACCAGCTTCGTGAGCTGCGGGAGTACCTGCGCGAGCAGTACGCCCGGAAGGCGGAGCAGCACCTAGGCAACTGGCCCTCCGATTCCGATTGCGATGGCGCCCTTTGGGCCGGGGTTGCCCGAGCGGCCGGTCTGGAGCAGGTCGATTTGAGTCTAGGCCTAACCTGGGAAGGAAGGCCCACCCGGCGCCCTGGTTCCGATTGCGGCCCTCTGGAGCTGGGAATGAACGGGGGAGCAGCTTGCACCACCAGCACCGATATGATGACCGGCCTTATCCTCGGATTATATTCTGATGGCGATTTAACAAGCCTCCGGAAACTCAGGGGATACGCGGACAGGAACGCCCTAGTTATGGGATTCCCTAAAACGCTTGTGGCCAGGTCCGTTATGAAGCCGGGTACCCGCTCTTTACTGTCCAGGGCGATTCAGAAGCTTGGCGGGCAGAAGGACGGCTGGAAGTACCTGGACCAAATTTACACACCCCCTCTGCAGGACTACGAGTTGCATCTCTCCCTCCTAACTCTCCTGCTGGAGGAGAAGCTGGGCACCATGAACGACACCAAGCGGGCTGTCCTGGATTTGGAAGCCAGTTTGAACCCGCAGGACGCCTTCTGTCTCGCCCTGGCAGGGCAGCACCAAAAGGCTGCAGATTTACTCAGGAATCCCGGCTGGACCCCGCCAGGCTACGTTAGAGGCCCGGAGCTTGCCGGTTTAGTGCATAAGCTCCTGGTTATTCAATACATTCTTGACACCCACTCAAAAAGGAGGTAACCTGACATGGAGAGCCCGATTTCTGACGCAACCGTGCAGCATCTGGACAAACGGTTTGACCGGCTAGAAACTCGCCTGGACCAACTGGATGAAAAGCTGGAGGACCACCTGGGACGAATCTCCAGCGCAGAAACTGAATTGAGTTGGGTTAAAGGCGCAGGTAAATTTGTTCTAACTCTAATACTATCGGCCTTGGGCTTTCTTGCTCAAGCTATCTGGACTAACACAGGGAAGTGAGTTTTAAATGAAGAATTATTTGAAGAAAATCAAGGCAAAGATGCCAGCTGCTCCAGGCAAGGACGCAGACGAGCAGGAGGACATGCTGGAGCTGGACCTGGAGTCCCAGGAACCTGAAGCCGGCGAGTCTCCGGAGCATGAAGCTGCAGAGTCCCCAGAATTTGAAGCTGGCGAGCACGAGGAAATGGGCGAAATGGAAGCAGGTCTTCCAGAAGGAACTCCGGAAGAGGAGGCTATGGAGACCGAGGAAGCCCATACAGCCGAACTGTCCGATGAGGCTCTCCTAGCTGAAATCCGGAAACGCGGCCTTCTACAAAAGCACGCAGGTGCTCCTAAGAAAGCTGTTGCTGTCTCTAAAGATGCAGAAGAAGAGACCGGCTACTAATTCAACTTAACAATTTAGAGGGGGATTCGGGATGGCTCGTAGGTTAACCACCAACAATTTAATCAATGATATCAGGTCGTTAATTGATGAGCATAACCAGGTGTCAATTGATGATAAAACGGACATCCTACCCGCACTGAACCGGGCGCAGGACGTTGCCTCCAATATCCTGGCACGGCACTACGAGTCCCCACTCCTAGCTTACACCCTTCAGTACCTGCAGCCTGGTGTCCGGGAATACCAGATACCTCGGGATGCGTTTGAACAGCGGCTAGAAAAGATTGAAGTGCAGATTCAGAACGGACTATTCAACCCGGTTAAGCGCCAAAGCTACCGGGATGCGACCCTTCTGGAAACAACTGCCAGGACCGCATTCCCTCTGTTCTATTCCGAGATTGGGGATATGTACCGCCTATACCCAAGTCCAACAGGCGCTTACCCGCTCCGAATCTGGTACAACAAGGACCCGGAGCCGCTAGTACAGGAGCAGGGCACCATCACCGACCTGCCTTCAAAGCTTCCCAGCGGACTTTATGAATCGAGATACGTTGTAGTCTCAGATATCGGCGGGGACCTGACTACAGAGGAAGGACTATTCACCTCCTATGTAAACTTTGTGGACGGCTTCACCGGCCGCATCAAAGGAACTTGTCAGATATTCAATATCACGACCAACACTGTTACCTTTAAGGCTACTCCCGATAGGACTGAGGTACTAGGGCATTCCGTTTCCGGCGCTCTTCCTCCAGACCTGGCTCTTGATGACCTGATTTGCACGGTGGAAGGGAACTGCATCTCAGTCCTGAAAAAGCCATTCGCAAACTACCTGATTTCGATGGCCGCTTCCGAGCTGCTGAATACCAAGCTTGGCATTCCGAATGAGATGGCAGAAAAAGTCCGTAAGGAGATGGAAAAGCTGGTGCAGGAATCTTGGGTCGGACGCGAGAATTACGCTCGTGTCCGTAGCGCAAGTCCGCACTGGGAAAGAATCGGCAGAAGGTACGGCAATAGATTCTAGGAGTTACATATGAAAAAACTAGTCACAAAACTTAGAAAAGGCCCAGTCCCCCAAAAACCCGATTCCCCGGAATCCATGCAAAGCCTATTTGCTGAAGCTGGCGAGGATTATCAGGCGCCGGAGCCGAAGGAGCCGGATGAGGAGGAGCAGATACGCCCAGGCCAGCCTGCGATGACTCCGCAGCGTGTAGGCGGCAGCTATCTGAAGCCTAAACTCAAGAAACCCCTCGCATAACAGGAGTCCAGAATGCCTGCTAAATCCAAAGCCCAATTCAGAGCAATGGCAGCTGCTGCGCAAGGCGATTCCGATGTAATTGACATCCCGCCTAAAAAGGCTAAAGAGTACCTGAAGAAGGTGCGCTACTCCAAGCTACCTGAAACAGTTTCTCAGAAATCCAAGTCCAAATAAATTCCAAGGGGATTCCCATGGCTCTGCAATATCAATCTATCTCCCACGGCGATTTAGGCGGTTCGGGGATTGATGCACTCAGTTCCGAGGATGCAATTCAGGACGGGTATGCAGAGGACCTGCTGAATGTGGACGCTTCCCCGCAAGGCTACCTGTCTAAACGGGTAGGCTATCAGCAGATTTACGGCCAGCTTCCAGTTCGAGTACTGGGAATGGAGTACCTGGACACAAGCACCATCCAGTTCACACTGGACGCATCTATCGACCTATCCAACATCAAGGGCCCAGTTCACTCCCGCCCAATCGTGGTGTCCGGAAGGAACTCGGCTGCTTCGGAAAGTCTAGGCTACACTGTCACTGTGAACCCAAGCACCTTTGTGTTAAGCCTGGCCCCGGCTGCAGCCCCTCTTCGCAATGATATTGTCTACTTTGAAACCACTGGGACCATGCCTAATGGCCTCGTGGCAAATACCTACTATTATGCCCAGCCTGGATATCTGGACCCTACCGTTTTTGGCGTAAGCGCTACAAAAGACGGCTCTTCTATTCCCGTAACCTCTACCGGCACTGGAACTCTGACACTTCGCTATAAGCAGGGCGACTTTGAGAGGGTAGGGGAGTCCGCCCAGTACTACCCCAGGTTTGATGCTGACGTACGCCGCAGCCTGCCTTCCAAGGATACGGCCACTACTGTAGTGATTCCTGCAACGGAGCACGGTCTCGACTCCCCATTCATGGCTGTAGGTACCTCCCTGTCCACCAACACTGTGACCAGAAACAATCAGGTATTCTGGCCAAGTCAAGTGGAAATTGATGAAGTCAGCTTTGCCATTTCAGTAGAGGAATTCAACAGCGGCGAAGCTCAGAAGCAATACGTCTACTGGGCAGATAAGACTCCTAAGCCTGGCTTTGTGTACGTCTCCTCCACCTCCAGCCCTTGGGTCGTACCAAACAATGGCATCCTGCAGACTAAGGAGTTTGGTCCCGCAGTTCACGGCCTGACGAGCAAGAATATTCAGGTGGAAGTGTATGCTATCGAATCGGGGACTTACCGAAAGATTATCCCAGACAAAGTATCAATCAATATTCTCGGATATGTAGTCGTCGAGCTTTACAACAGCGGACCTGCTCCTTTAAATGTATTCTGCATTCTATCTGTAGTGGACCCGGACCGCGTCATAACCTCAACGGGCTGGGATTCGGGGACAAATTCTATTACAGTTGAAATTGAGAATCCGCCCACCCCGTACCTATTCGCTTCCTGCTATAAACTGGTTGCGGGCACGCAGGTGCAGGTGTATCCAAACTCCATCACTTACGATGATACTCTGGATAAATTTACCCTGGAGTTCCTAGCTTCTCAGAATGAGAATATCTCCGTTTATTGGGAACCTGGTTACATAATTTCAAACCGCCTTAGGGTTACTGCACATGACTTCATTAAACAGCCATTTGAGGATACCCGTCCTCAGCTAACTCTCTGGGGCTTGGACCATTCTAACTTGTATCTACACCCTGAGGACACGCGGGCCGGTTGGGTTTCCCATCTGGACACATACCGTTCCCCTGGCGTTGGCTTCTTAGTCGCTGGATTAGGCGGGAACCTATTCTCCGGTAAGGACCTGGATGAGGGTACCAAAGTCTCCTACAAGATTCCAACTCTCTATCCTAACTTGAGAGCTAGGGTACTGAATGAGGTTACCTGCGGCCCTGCCTTTACAGGTCAAACTTCAGGCTTAACGGCAAGAACTGGTGGACAAATTGGGGGGACTACTTGGGGAAGTGGATTTGCTACCTCCTCTGAACTTACCTACCTAACTACCCTGAATAATCAGGATGTTTCATTATTAGGATATGTCCGCGTCGTTCTAAGAGCTTCTCAAGTCGCCGCAATAAACCCAATTTCAGGCGTATTCAATCCCATCATTGCAAACAAGGATTGGCTGAATATTGAGAATGCAGGTAAGCCAATTCATGATGGAATTTGGCGAATAGTTTCTAGAACATTCTATTTCTCAGGTGGAATTGAAACGGACCCAAGGATAGAACTTGTTGTCCAGAACTTGAACATAAAGCAGCTGCTTGATGAGAACCCTACGGAACTTGTCGGAACCACAATTTGGAACTCTACTACCGGAGCTAAATGCGGGATATTCAGCGGCAGGATTGAGTTGAGCACCGCAGCTGATAAAGTGGCGTTCCTACCAGGGGACACCATCATATCCAGCAACCTAACTGCAGCTGAGCCTATTGAGGTAGCTGAGGTGTCCGGAACTGTCCTAAATCTCCTGAACTTCTACCAGCTGGAAAGCTTCGCCGCCGCAACCACTTTAGTAGGCCGGCGCAATTCGGATGTAATTTCAATGAGGAATGCATCTGATGAGGAGTCGGTAGATAACCTGGCTGGCACAGATAACCTGAGAGTTACTGGGTACACTCGCCAGTTTAAAGTGAAGTCGGTAAACCCACTGCCCACCTTGGACATTCTATCCCTTCTAACTAGTGGGGGAATCGCGACAGCGGAATTAAGTGTTAGAACAGGCACATTTACTCCCTGCACTATTGATGCTGGAACGAATGAGATTTCAGTTAGTTCAGCGCAAACTTTGCAAGCCGGAGCTACGCTCTGTTTTCAAGGAACAAGTTTACCAGCTGAATTAAATCCGAATCAGGCTTACTATGTAAAACAGGTGGTGTTCCCGCTTGTTCCATTTAGGTTTAAGCTGTCTGAAACCTTGGATGGGCCGGAGATTGACTTTAGCTCTTCCGGGACTAGTGTTGAGTTTGCAAGTGCAATCCCGAAGCCTGCGTACACCCTAGCTGCCGGGGATAAACTGGTAGTTGCCAACGCGGGAGACAGCACAGGGAACCGGGTAGTTACTAGCGTAGTAGATGAGACGCATTTCCAATTTGAGACTGAAGCAGCCGATGGTACTTTGACGTACAACTTAACCACACTGCCAATGCACCTCATTGGAAAAACTGCTCAAATCGATGAAGAGATTCTGTGGCAGGATTCCCTATCCTCCAGTATCCTAATCGACGTACCCGGCCGCTGGATTCCGATTGAGGCTCCGGAGCACACCTCCGATTTAGCTCCTACCACCTACAAACGGTACCTGGAGAACTCGGCATACGATGAACAGCCTATCCTACGGAGTACTCAGGTCGCGGATACTCTATTCCTGAACAACGGGGATGACCGAACTCTCAAAATAGATGGCTCCAGTCTATACAGACCAGGCCTAATCCGCTGGCAACCACAGCTTTTCTTTAGCCAGGCTACCGCAACGGGTTCCCAATCTATCCCGTTGATTAAAACCAGCATTCTAACTAAAAACAATACTACCTGGGCAAACAACTATTTCTATGTAAATGAGCCCGATGTAAACGCCTTCCCTAACGGAACCCGGATTCAGTTAATAAGCCCTACTGGAGTGACTGACGGCATCTTTACCGTAATAGACTCTACTACTACGTCAAATGGTTCTAGTCACCTAATTTATGTAGACCGCAATATAAATACCACCTACAATCCGCCAACGCAGTGGACTCTTTCTACTGTCTCCAGCTATTCCTACTACTTCCGACTGAATGCAGTGGACGCAAATCAGAATGTCATTGCATCAGCCGCAACAGGCTCTTACGATTGTACAATTCAAGTAGCAAAAGACTTCCAGAATAGGATACGCCTAGTTGGCCTGCCTGCTCTCGATATCTACGACTATGAGAGACTGGAAGTTCAAATCTACAGGACCAAGCAGAACGGTGTAGCTCCCTACTATCTCTTAACCACAATCGCACTGCCTTCGGATGCGAACCAAGGGTATATTGACTGGGTGGACACAGTAGCGGATTCGGACATCGGCTTAGTATCCCAACTGGACCCTGTAAATACCGCGCTGAAGGGCCAGGAGCTAGGGGTAGGGTGGAGTGCCCCTGTCCGGGCGAAACACTTAACAAGTGCGGCGAATCGGCTTGTACTGGGCAATCTGACTTCGGACCCATACATCGACCTGGTTATCCGGAATATTGGTAGCACCGTTAAGGCAGATGACCTGATTAGTAAGAAGTTCCTACTCAGGAAATCCAACTTGGACAATTCCACCACTACAAACATGGTGGACCGAATCAATTATGAGTTTATAAATGGGACTGGCGCTCATTCCATTACTTCAATAACTTACGGTACTAATGTAGTAACCATGGGATTCTCAGCTGCCCATGGCCGAGCAGTTGGGGATTGGATTTATCTCTATTCTGATACTGCAAACTCGGATTTAGAAACATACTTGATGGGCTGGTGGCAAGTTACCGCAACCCCAACAGCCAGTACACTAACTTTCACATGGATTCCTTCTGCAGGTGTAACACCTACTCTAACCCTTGCTAAGCAAGTGAATCGCATGGTTCACGCTAGTACTGGAACGGATGTGCCGGTTTTCCTTGGAACGGATTTTAACCTCCAGACTTCCAATGGACAGCCTAGCGCATCGGGTAACGGGATTCAGAATCTGGCGATGCGCCGGCTTGCATCGGCAATCAATGCGACCCAACGGATGGTAAACCCCCTTATTCTTAAAAATGGCGTATATC